GTACCAGACTTCCTAGTACCTCATTAAGAGTACTGAAGTGTCACTACATGTTGAAATCCAGAAAGGTTCTGAAGAGGAACTCCAGAAGGTTTTTCTGAATTCGGTTCAGGAATCTTGGATCTCCGCTTCCCAGAAAGTAGAAGGTTACTTTGAAGAATGTTTGAAGAGAATCCTCTTCCCTCGAGTTGATACATGGGAGTTGTCTAAAGAAATAATTGAGAAGTATCCGTTTCTGAGGAACAAGTTTGAATTTATTCAGAAGTACATTAAGTGTTTTGACGTAATTGTATCGGATAACTGTTCAATTACTTTCACACTTTCACCTGATAAAGTTTCTCAAGCAAGTTTTCCTGTTGATATTGGCGAAATGCTTGAATACGGTAACTTGGATTTTCCATCTCTTCCTCACTTTAGAGATGTGGTAATGTTATGGCAACTTGAGTACGCATCAAAGTTTGCTGATGAAGTTGTTTTAGAGGCTGCTTCTAGATATGCAAAATAGTCTTTATTGTAGTCTTTACTCAAAGTTCTTTCTTAAGATGAAGAAAGAATTGGAGTGGTATAGAAGAGGAAAAGGAATAAGTATCTTGGAGGAGATTTGCTTAGATGAGCCTCAGAGTGAGTTGGCATGTTTGTCTCATTCAAGAAAAGTAGAGAAGGTGCTTCGCCGATATAAAGAAAAATGGGTTGAGAAGTTGTTGAGAAAAGTTCAAGCGTGGGAGAAGGTGTTTGATTCTATACTATCAATTCAAGATGTAGATATTGAGGATTCAATCATAGAATTGGTTGATGGAGATATTCTTGTAGAAGAGGTTGTCTCATATGCTCGCTGAAGAGACAATTCAGGTTTACGAGAATTATGATAGAGCAATGGCTTATTGGGTGTCTGAGACCGTAAGCTACAATTCTAAGAAAGTGCCTCTTGTATTTGCTACCCCCGAGAGGGCTCTTGCAAGAATGCAAGAGAAACTGAAGAGTTCCAATATTCCAGTTCCTGAAGTGATCCCTCTTCCATTCTCTTCTCTGAATAGAACAGGAGAATCTTTAGATGCAGAACGTTTTGTTAACTATACTTTTAGAAGATTCTATGATGAAGAGTCAGGAAACTACATTTCTGTACAGAGGCCAACTCCTGTTAACATAGTGTATCAACTTCACTTCTGGGCGAGGAATCTCTCTCATTTGGATATGTTTAGAGATCAAATTCTTCGTCAGTTAAGGTTTAATGAAAAATATCTTGAGGTTGAACTTCCAGATCCTTTTGGAAATCAGCTCTGTAGGCTCACTCTCGAGGAGATTCAACCCGCTCCTCCAGGTGATATTGGAAAGGAACAGAGAGCTCTAAGGAGAGTTTTTGTATTTAATCTTTGTGGCTGGATTTGTCATGTTACTAGTGAGCTTTCTCGAATTGAAAAGGTTGGAGTTGTTGTGGCAACTTCAGATGATCTTGAGAATATAGATGAAGTGATAACAGAAATTGAAATCCCTGAAGAAGAATCCTAGCAGCACAGCTGTGGATAATTCTTCATAAAACACAAGGAGATGAAAATGGCTGTGCAAGTTAGTCCAGGCGTTTACGTAACAGAAAAGGATTTCTCAGCGTATGCTCCTATGCTTGCTACTTCGATATTCGGTGTTGTTGGTACGGCAAGCAAAGGGCCAGTTAATGAGCTTACTCTCATAACTGATGAGGATACCCTTGCAGGGGTGTTTGGTACACCTGATGGAACCCATCTTGCTCTATACGCTGCTGCTCGTTACTTGAAAAGAGGAAAACAACTTCTTTTCGTACGAGTTGCTTCTTATGACGCTCATGCAGAGATTGACGCTCTTGATGATCTTTCTGCTACAGCTGGGACATTTAAGGCTGCAAGCTCTGGATCTTGGGCCAACGGTCTCCAGGTGAAGGTAGAGGATTCTACCTATTACAGTGGAGCGTATAAGATCTCTGTTCTGTCAGGTGGTATTGCAGTTGAGGTGTTTGATAATTGTGTGATCAACAGCAGTAGTGCTGATCATTGGGCTACAAAGATTAACGCTAATAGTAGCTACATTACTGTTGTTGATGAAGATGGAGCAACTCTAGCTTCTGCAACGTACACTCTTGCTGGTGGGGATGATGGAGCTCCTGTAGACTATTCGGATTACGTTGGAATTGCGGGATCACCTCCTTCTATTCCAAGTACTGGGTTGCAATTGTTTGCAAACGGAGAGACAGTGGATGTAAATATCCTTGCATGTCCAGGGGTGACACATCGCTCAGTTATTTCCGCTTTGATTTCTATTTGTGAGAGTAGAGGTGATTGCCTTGCTCTTATTGATCCTCCGTTTGGGCTCTCGGTCCAAGAGGTTGTAGACTGGCACAATGGAAGTAGTGCTCTTGACGATGCTCCTACAGTTGCTCTTGGAAGCTCTTATGCTGCACTATACTATCCGTGGGTCCAAGAGTATGATGGTCATAGTGATTCCCAAGTTTGGGTTCCTCCATCTGGTCATGTTGCAGCTGCGATGGCGTTCACAGATCAAGTTTCAGATCCTTGGTGGGCTCCAGCAGGTATTGCTCGAGGGCTCTTAGGAGGTGTTCTTTCAATAGAGCATTCTCCTACCCAAGGTGAACGGGACTTTATGTATTCGAATCAGAATGCAGTGAATCCGATTTGTAACTTTAATTCTCAAGGAGCTGTTATTTGGGGTCAGAGGACACTCAAAAGAACACCATCAGCGACTGATAGGGTAAATGTGAGAAGGATGGTTCTATTCCTTCGAAAGACTATTGCTACTGCTGCTACTCAGATTGTTTTTGAGCCAGGTGATGAGATTACGTACAGTGCTCTCATAAACCTTATCGAGCCTACTCTTGAATCGGTTAGGGCTCGAAGAGGAATCATAGATTTTAAGGTTATTTGTGATGCTACAACCAACACTCCTGACGTTGTTGACAGAAATGAGGTCAGGGGAGTTGTTCTTGTTAAGCCGACGAAGACGGCTGAAGTAATCAACATTCAATTTACGTTGCTTCCTAGTGGGGCGACGTTTGTTGAGGTGTAACTTTCTCAAGGAGAGATGAAATGAATTATGTTTCTGCTGATCATATTGCTGCTGTCGGAGGAAACGGAGCGTTTGAGCCACAGAGAACAAACAATTTTACTGTTAGGTTCTCACCTCCGAATGGAGTGAAGGGAGGTGCCGCTGCAGCAGACATTTTTGCCCTCTCTGTTGATTCATGCCCGTTTCCTTCTGCAGAAGGAGATGTGATTGAGGTTCCGTTTGGGAACGAAGTGAGGAAAGTCTCAGGTCGCTGGAAGTTCAGTAATGAGACTCTAGTAGTTAAAGACTATGTTGGAGCTGAGGTTTCTGATATAGTTGATGAGTGGTGTCGTCTTGTTTACAATCCTAATCCGGGAGCAGATAGTGGTAGGATTGGGTATGCGAATGAGTACAAAGTGAACGCGGAATTGATTTTCTTTGGGCCAGATGGTAACCAGATGAGAAAATTCAAACTCATTGGCATGTGGCCTCGAAAAAACAAATACGGCCAAGGTGATATGAACCAATCTGCACAGAATAAGATTGAGATTGAGTTCTGTGTTGATAAGGTTCAGTATATGGGGCGTTCGTAAGAAGTGAAAGGAGAAGCAGAACATTATGGCTCTTCAGTTTGATTGTGAACTTCCGAGTCGAGGGTTGTTGTATGGGGATAGGCTTCCTGATGGGAAGTTGACTATTTCTCCAATGACAACGGATGACGAAAAGTTGTTGGCAGGAGGGGTAGGTGATAGGACTACTTTGATTGATAGAATTCTTGAGAAGAAAATCATCTCAAAGCAAGTTCCTTATGATGAACTTTTGTGTGGTGATAAGGTGTATCTTCTCATCTATTTGAGAGCAATTACTTATGGGGCTGACTATTCATTTAGGGTGAAGTGTCGAGGTTGTGGCAATTATATAGTAGTTTCTATCAAAATCCCTGAAGGTTTGAAAGTTAGACAGCTCGATGAAAATGATGTTGAGCCGTTTGTTGTTGACCTTCCTGTTAGTAAGAAAACTGTTGGTCTCAGGTTAATGAGAGTTTCTGATGAAAAGGCAGTTCAGAAACACCTCAAGATGAATAGTGCTAAGTATTCGAAAATACAAGGGGATCCTGTATATACTCTTAGAATGTCAAAGCATCTTGTATCAGTGGATGGTGAGGATGTGAGCCCTGCTGAAGCTCTTTCATTCTGTGAAGAGTTATATGGAATGGATTCACTTACTATTACAAATACAATTGATTCTCATGATTGTGGGGTTGATCTTGAAATAGAGACTGAGTGTAATATCTGTGGATTTTCTTCTCTCGATAGAATGCCATTTACAAATGAGTTTTTTCGTCCAAAGCCTCAGGATCTTCTCTAACACTGGGACTGCTCCGGAAGGCCCTCGATGTGTGTGTGTTAGAAAGATTCTTGAGGTACAACTTGATTTGGCTCGAATGGCAAGAATTCCTCTCCAGGACAGTAACTATCTTACTGTCCCTGAGAGAGATTTGTTGGTTGACATCTATAATGAACGAGCATCAGAGGAAGAGGAGGCTCATAAGAAACAGATGAGAGATGCTGGTGTGAACAATCTCACAGGCTACGCTCAATTTGGGCATTGATATGTCGAGAGTGCATTCTTCTCTAACTTGGATAACATCACTTGATACGAGACAACTTCAGAATGCGTTTGCAACTACTCAATCTGCAATTAGCCAGAGTTTGCAGCAAGTAGCGACTGCTATACAACAGTCTCCAGTAGGGAATGCTGTTAAGCAGTTGTCTGATGGTGTAACTTCTGTTATGAGACCTGTAGAAAAGATGTTTTCACCTACAACTCCAGGTCCACTCTTTGCGTTTAGTAAGTTTATTCGAGGGGCTCCTGCTGAGCTTCGATCAGCGTTTACAGATGCTCTCGTTGAATTATCAAAAGGAACAGGAGTTTATGCAAGTAACGCACACTTGATCCTTGATACTCTAAATCAGGTTGCTACTAATGCCAAACAAGCAGGCATGTCTGTTACTGAGATTGGTACTCTTGTTAGTGCCGAATTGGCACAACGTATGATAAATGTGAAAGGAATCACAACGACGGCAAGAGAAGCTCTGATTAGAGGATTGTCGGTTCAGAAAGATGTTACTGATAAACAGATAAAAGATGTGATTGCTCACTTTTCAAACCTTGGAGTACTTGCTAGTGAAGAATTCAGTACTGCAATGATTCGTGTAATGAAGAATCGTCCGGATGCTGGAATAGCTGTAGGTGCTTCAA